TAGATTGTCTGTAATGACCTCTGATTCATAATATTTGCGTAATTCATCATTAAAATCTTTCGAGTTTACGTAATATTCTTTCTTGGGTTTTATCTTGACAACCTTTTCAGGTTTCGGTAATTTCAACGGTACGTCCGGGGATGTTTTCAAGTCCGTAGAATTGTTTTCGTTTTTCATAGTGCTTTTTGCCATATATTAAATTGTCTACTATATCAATAATAGTTAATTCACTCTTGTTCGGATTAGTACGCAAACCACGACCGATAGACTGTAACGTCTTAATCTTTGATTTGCCACCTGCTGCAAACATAATGTAGTGTATATTCTTAATAGAAATACCAGTAGAGAATATCTTACTTATTGCAATACATACTACATTATCATGCTTTTCCATTAGATTCTGTACTATCTTTCTATCCTCTACTTCTACACTGCCCTGTATAAAATATACCTGCTTGTTAGGCAACGCCTTTTGAACATATGCTGTTAGAGCCTTTCCATGTGCTATATAGTCAACTAATATAAGACTATTATTGTTTGTATTCTGCAATAATTTACATATTACTTTGTTTCTATATTCACTGTTATGAATATAATCTAGTTCGTGCCTATACCTGAAAGAGGGTGCAACAGCAGTATAATCAGGTGGTATATTATAATTGATTTTTATTGCTAACACACCTGCATTTACAATATAAGATTCTCCTCCGTCTCTCTTGCTCTCTTCCTTAATATCGGATACAGATTTTTCGTAAATGACTGGCCCGATTTGACTGATTATATTCCATCTATCAAGATCATCATCTGGTAAAGTACCTGTAAAACCAAAACGATTAAATGTATTAATTTTGTCAATAATCTTATTTAACTTATTACCTTTACGTACTTTATGGCAATTACTAACTAATATACTATTAGCATAATAATTATGATTTTTTTCTATTTCTAAATTATATGTATCTTCATTATTACGTGGTATTTTTTTAATAGAATATATTTTCATAAAAACTGCTCCATTCCTTTCTTGAGTTTGTTTGGATAATTTATATAATTTATTTTTTTTGCATTTTCTTTAAAATAATCATTATTAATCATCTTATAAATATACCCATTCTGCTTACACCACAATATTGCAGCATTACGTTTATTTATATTATTTTTAAGATCTTTAGTTGCATCGGGCTTTATTTCAAATAAAATTTTATTTTCAACATCAGTAAAATCTACTATATAATTTCTTTGTATGCCGTCTGTATGAATATAAGGTATTCTGGTTTTTTCATATAATATTTTTGGATTAAGAATATAAAATGCTGCTTCCCATGTCGACCTAAAACAATGTTCATCTTCTATTTTAAATCTAATTTTGGAATTAGCCCATGAATTAGTAATTGGAGGGGTAAACTCACCCTTTCTTATCTTTTCCTTCATAGTATTTGATTGTTTTATTTTACAAGCCATTTTTGTTTCTAATGACTGCCTGTGTACAGGGTTATTTTTGCCTTTACGTTTTAATGATAAATTCAAGATATCTTTTTGTCCTGCTGGTGTTTGAAGATATAGTAGTCTTTTTCTTGACATTTCTCTTTTTTGTTTTTCATTCCACGGATGAGTACCTATTCTATTTAATGCATTTTTTCTTGCACAACATTTTTTGCTACAGAATCTTCTAAATCCATTTTTTATATCTTGAAATTTTGTTGGTTTTTTGCACACTAAACATATATTATTACAATTATAGTATTTTTTATAATATTCTTCTAAATTCATATGTGCATGATGATATAGTAAATGTCGTCCTAGGTATTTTTCTTTTTTACCACAAATTTTGCAAGTATTTACATATATAGTTTTTTGCATACATATATTTATACCAGAGGTACATAAAATACGGAGATTTAATGGTAATCAATTCGTCATCAGTTGTAAGTTGTTCTGCATTAATAATTCCTCTTTGAGTAAAAAATTTATGGTTCGGGGTAACATGTATTAGATTGTTATCTGTCGTTTTTATTTCTAAAAAATAATTATATGAACAACTTTTATAAAGGTTTTTCCATAATTTATGTACTTTGCAATATTCGTTTTTTCCTTCTTGCATATTACGTGATAATACATAATCATTTGTTGTTATATTTTGTATATATTTTGGGCCGTTAATAGTATCAATTATTGTATTCTTACGAAGACATTCGTCAAATATCAGTATTGCCACTTGATCTAGCCAGTGTAAATCGGTATTTTTACTCTGCAATATGCCTAGATTTGCAATAGTAATATTACTGCTTAAATCAGGTTCTTGTTTGCCGGTCCATTTAGTAATAATATGTGAAGGTAGGCCGTATGAAATGAAATCTTTATATGTTTGTTCAACTAGTCCTAGATCAGGCACAATAATTAAGGTTTTGCCTAATTGAGCATCAATATTGTTAATTATAGTGGCCATAATGAGTGTTTTGCCACCGCTTGTACCAACCACTAAATTACCTCGACATTGCCGTAATGCTTCGATAACTGCTTCTTTTTGATACGGTCTTATTTTTAATTCACAATCAAGTTCTTTAACATTTCCATCAAATTTAAGATGTAACTTGTTAAAAACGTCTAAATATTCTTTGTTATATTTGTATTCGAAAGGTATGTTTAAGCTACCAAGATATTTTACAATCTCTGGCACAAGACCAACACCACAATAACCTGCAGGTGTAATAGCATACAATCTCTGTGGTACAAATCCTCCAAACCTAACAAACCGAGCGGCCGGATTCTTTACAGAAAAATGCTCCCTTATGTTTCCAAAATATTCAGAAACAATTTTGACCTTTCTTTTGGTAGGTACATATTGAAATTCAACTATCATATGTCATATCCATGTTTACGGGCCCATTCATCCTGATTTCTCCACATCTTGTCTAATTCTTCTCTTGTGGGTGGTATATTTTCAATATTAACCTTACCTGTGATTGGATGTTGAGCCCAAATATGGAAGTCTTTATCTTTTTCTATTCTTTCTATTTCTGACGTATATTTTTCCGGAAGTACTGCAACAGGTGTAAGCCGCAACACACCTTTTCCATCTCTCAACACAGGAAAAAGGAGAGTAGGTATATCTATTTTGGTTCGTGGCCAATTAATTTTATCTGCTGTAGAGTCTGTAGACATTGTTCTCATGTCGTTTCAAGTTTCTGTAAGTCTATAACGTTCTTACAATCCCATGTTAAGGTGTTTATAAGCCTTTCAACACGTTCAAGATAGTCTATAATTAATTCAATTTTTTCAAGACTTTCTTGAATCAGAATTATATTTGGATCATTAATTGATGCTTGTTCGGAAAGCTTCTTACTAAGAGCAACTGGATTGCCGTCAGTATATGTTTTAATTGCTTTCTTCTTGGCAATTAAGAGCTTCTTATGTTGAGCTTTATGCATCATGAGTCTACCAACCCATTTATGCTTGATAGTAGGAACCATCATTGTTTTATCCTTAATGTTAAGTTCATCGAGCTTAACATCCGCTTCGAGTTCGGATTGATATGCCGCTAGTAGAGTATCTAATTCTGTGGTTTCCATAACTACCTAACTAAGTATAACATATTCTATAAGCTTTTCAACGTGAAAAAATTTAATAAAACATACCAACGGATTTTAGAAGATATAACAGTAGGATCAGCTCTTGGACCTACACAAGCGCAACCAGCTCAAGTTGGTAAGAGTAGTGACTTCTATGCTCCTGGTGATGCTCGTAACATTTGGGGTAAGGGTGGCAAGAAAAAGAAGAAATCATTAGGCGGATTTAAGAAAGAGAATATCATTCGTAGAACATTTCCTACTATGTAATAAGTAGGCTGAATGCCTAATGCAAGTAAGAATAAAGGTAAATCCTGGGAACGGGATGTTGCAAAACATCTGTCAAAAATATACGGGGTAAACTTTCAAAGAGTACCAAACAGCGGAGCATTTGTAGGCGGATTAAATTTTAGTAGGGCAAGTGTACTAACTCCTGAACAACTATTACTTGCATCTGGCGACATCATACTCCCATCATTCCTTTCCCATATCTCATTAGAATGCAAGTTCTATAAAGACTTTGCATTTGAATCCCTTTTAACCCAAAATACAAAGCTTAATGAATGGCTTAAGCAGGCTAGTGTAGGTAATAAAATTCCGTTTGTAGTGTTTAAAATTAACCATAAGGGTGGTTTTGTTGTTTTTCCGTATGCCTTAAAAGGTAAATTATGCTGGCAACAAAATTTTCTTGTATATACAGATGATAAAGGTACAGGTGTGTATTTAATAGTAAAAATGGAAGGTTTTTTTGAAAAGAACAAGCATGAATTAGTTGCATTAGATGAAAAAAACTATAAAATGTGGGTAGAACAAAATGCATTACTACAAAACAGTACACAACCTTGTAGTGGTTGATTTTAAATGTCTAGTTGACGAAGTAAAATTATCATACCGGAATTTTT